TTTCATGGGGGTTGCTAAGACGAGGCCATGCCAAAGAATGTCCATTCTTCTTCGCCTGTCTTGATGGCGCATGCGGGGCCCCATTTATCGGCATATGACCAGTGTTCGCCGTGTTCCCAATCTGCACACCGCGCGAGATAATCAGTAGCCGACATGCCTTCTGGGATTGCTTCAATCTTAAATGATTCCTTTAAGGCAATAGTGCCCGAATACATCCCGCCGTCATTAAGACGAGCTTGGTATGTTACTTTATCAAAGGCTTCCTGTGCCGTCTTGCCTGTTGCAGTGTTGCAAAATTCTGTAGCGCCCATAATCAATTCCTTTTCGCTGGTTGGTGCCCGTGTCATGGGGCAGTGGTGGGTTGATTTTTCGGGGAAACCAAAGCTGCAAGAATGTCGCGGCGGTCGTCGTCCAGCACCCCCAAAGCCTCAGTAATCCAAGCCATCGCTGTGCAGACGTCGTCCCACGCATCGTCGTTGTCATCCACACCTTCAGGGATCAAATCGTCCCGATACGCTGCCAACGCCTCCCAAACGGTTTCAAGGGATTCAGGGATGCTAAAGCTGGTCGGGCCGGTAACAGTGATCTTTTTTACTTCGGGCTCAATGATCCAGTACCCGTTCGGGACGTCGAACGCTTCCCCCTCGACTGTATCATCATCTTCGTCCGTGATGCCTTCCGCCCAAATCTCTGCTGGATGCTCATAGCCAATGTCGTCGTTGCCGCTGCCGTGTAGTTCAAAGTTATCAGCTATAAAGCGCGCTGTAAGCATCGCCTGCGCCTCCTCAACGCTGCCCGCTTTAACTGTCACTGACCCATAGGCCCGAACGTCCATTGCAATGTTGGTTCTGTATGTGCTGATCACTTCCTTTGCACCGACTAATTCGGGGTCCGTCGCATAGCCTTGTTTAATAGCCTGCGCCTTTGCCACCCGATACCAATAGTCGTCGTCATGCCCGACATACTGGCCCCGTGTAGGTCCGTCTTTAACCATCTGTATGTCATCGCCGAAGTGGCCAAACTCGATCCCGTTGTAGGACACGATCACGCCGCCCTGTGTCGTGCTGCGCCGCTTGCGTTCAATGGTGACTAAGTCTCTGTTGTATGGTGCGAGAGTGTTCATTGGTCTTCCTTTCGCGGGGCAGGGCCCCTTAACTAAAAAATCAGGTTGCGGCTTCAAAAATACGCATCAGTTCGTTGTGACGATCCAAGTCCGGCACCGAAGCAGTAGGAATCCAGCTTAATGCGTCGACGATCAACTCCGCGTCAGCCTTACTGAGATTGGAGCGGACCGATTTAACCCGCTTTTGGTGGCGTATAAGCGTCAACGGTTCAGGGGCGTTCATGCCGAACCTCCAAAATTGATTGCCACAAACCCGTGACGTTGCATTAAGACGTGAGTTGCCGCGCGCTCGGGCCCGGTCACGTAGTCGAGCAGGCTTTCCGCGCCCGCATGTGTGACCTCATCAAGAGCCGCTTGGCGCGTGACTTGGTAATGCGCGGCGATGTTGTCCAAGATCCGATTGACCGTAGTTTTGGTCGTCGCTTCGAAAAAGCGTGTCGTCGCCTCTGAGTGGGTAAGGGCGGTCATGCGATTGCTCCGTTTGTGTAATGGGTGTGACTGTCATGCGTGACGCGCAAGGCAACGATTGCGGGGTGGTCGCGCTGGATCACTTCATAAATGTTGGCTATGTCGACAGGTTCGACGTGGCTGCATGCGGAGAGGAACGGTGTTTTGTTGTTATAGCCGCGCACAAGATAACTTTCGCCCGTCTCGGTGTAGACTGTCACAACGCCGGACCAGTGAGACATCCCGACCCGATTAGGCGCGTCAAATGGTACACAGGGTGTGCAGAGCGCCGAACGAATTTGATCAGAGCTTCCCATCAGATCACTCCCAAGGATGTAGCACGACGTTCCGTCATGCCTGTTGTGCCATACGCCATGAACGCAGCACGTCCGGCGTTGGTGTTGCGCTCGAAGTCGCACGCGATCTTCCGAACAGGCTCCACACGGTTCAACGCGCTTTCATGATCCTCGTAAGGGCCCGCCATAAAGAACGCGCGTTCCCCCTCAAGGGCGGTCACATAAAAAAACTGAGGTTTTGACGGTTCTGACGGTTCTGACGGGGTTTTGACGGGGTTTTGACGGTTCTGACGAGGTTCTGACGGGGTTTTGACGGGGTTTTGACGAGGCTCTGACGGGTTTGACATTATACTGCCTCCATTGGCGTGTAGATCGGCGCAGGGCCAGTTTCAGGATATATCGCACGCGCTGCGTCGTATTTTTCAACCAACATCGCGTTGAATGCATCAACGTCAGACGTCAGGGCAGGCGACGCGTCCGAATACGAAAGTGTTAAAGTGTTGAAGCAGGCTTTAATCAGGGTGTCCGCGCGACCGTCGACATAAACGCGATATGTCGAGTTAGCATTGAACTGACTGCGAAACTCAAAGGTTACGCGCTGTTGTTGGGCATCAAGCATTACGAAACCCTCCGCACGGTCATAGCCATGCCGCAGCCGTTTCTTTCGCACCAGCGGCAAGCGTCGTGCGAGCTGTTGGCGTTCACGCGCATCAAACCGCGCCCGCCTGTCATTACTTCATATGTGAACATAATCGTTCCCTTCGCTGTGTGGTGGGTCGTGTCAGCAACCCCTATGGGTATAAGTTAGTAACAAATGGTTACACATGCAAGGTAATAATAACTTATGATGCCTGAATAATAAAAATAATTACCGCTGAATCTTGATAACCATTGAAAAATCCGCGCATAACCGCATCAGGCAATTGCAGGAAGCGCGCCATGGTAGCCAAAACCCCAAAGCAAAAAAAAGAGCCAGCACACGTCAAGGCCGCTCGTTTGCGTCAACACACATTTGCCCACGATTTCCTCAAGCATGGCAACGGAAAACAGGCAGCAATCAAGGCTGGATACAGCGCTAAAACAGCGACGCAACAAGCCTCGCGCCTGTTAAGAAATGTTAACGTCAAAAAGATCATCAGCGCAGGGCAAGCCAAGATTGCCAAAATTGCCATGATCGATACCGCTGCACTGTCTGATCACTACGCCAAGATCATGACGTCCAACCCGAATGAACTGACCAAAATCACCACTGGATCGTGCCGTCATTGCTGGGGTTTAGACAACGACCACCAATGGCGAACAGAACGCGAGTTTGAGAAGGCGCAAACATCCTGGTCTCTCTTGCCGGAATGGAAACGTCTGATCTATCCCGAGCCGAGCGCAGATGGTGGCTTCGGCTATCGCTCCAAGCGAGACCCAAACCCAGATTGTCCCGAATGTGAGGGTGACGGCGTTCAAAATGTCGAACTGTCCGATACCACAAAGCTCAGTCCCGGCGCATTGGCGCTGTTCGCAGGCGTAAAGCAGACGCAGCACGGCGTTGAAGTTAAAATGCACGATCAAATGCATGCGGCGGACCAAATCGCCCGTCACATCGGATTCTTCAACAACGAGAAAAAGGACGGCGACGACCTAGCAGCAGCTTTCAGAGACTATTTTGGTGCAATGGCGCGCGAAGGTTCGCCCCCAGCGTTTGGAGACCCGCGATTGCAAGAAGCCGCAGCAGGTGATGACGCATGATTATCTCGGACACAGTCATAGTCACGCAAATCCCGTCCAACGTCCCGATTGATCTGGTTGATCTGGTCAACCGCTCAATCATTGAATGCGCGGACGTTGAGCACATGCCCGCCAGTCAAAAAGCTATTGTAGCCAGCCTCACAGCGTACAAGGCGCACCGCTTTGTCATCGAGGGAGACACCAACCAGTTCGGCTACACAATCCACCTGAGCAGCAACGCCGATGACCAGCAGGACCTGATCGCGTTTGTAATCGACTCCTTCATTGGGAAATGGGGGATTATTCAGGCGTTGCTACAGGCGTCATTGCAATCCGCGCTCACAACCAAGCTCGAAAGCAGCGAAACCTTTTACGAAAATTGGTGTGATGCGATGGACTGCGAAAGGCCGCGCCCGTCGTGACCCCGCTCGAAACCCTCCAAGCCCGGATGCTCGACGCTGACTGCACGCCAGAGGATGCCGCGTTTATCAAAAACATGGGCGATTGGTATTGGCGCATCACATCCGGCGAACTCTACAAGATCAAGGTCAAGGTGGCGAACGAAGGCACCGCCGTCCTCGAAATGCCGTTCAAGCCCAACTATGCGCAGCGCAAATTTCTGGCAAACGCTCATGGGCGCAATATCATCCTCAAAGCGCGTCAATTGGGCTTCTCTACGCTGATTGAGGTGATGGCGCTGGACTATGCGCTGTTTAATGCGGACCGCAACGTGGTGGTCATTGCTGATACCAAGGACAACGCCGAGGAACTATTCCGCGACAAGGTCAGATATGCCTATGATCGCCTGCCGCTGATGTTGCGCACGTTGATGACGTTGAGCAAAGAGACACAGTCCCAGCTGATTTTTGGACACAACAATTCGCAGATACGCGTCAGCACATCGGCCCGATCCGGCACCGTCCACTTCCTGCACGTCTCCGAAATGGGCAAGATTGCAGCACAGTTTCCGGACAAGGCCCGAGAAATCACCACCGGGTCACTACAGGCAGTGCCAACAGATGGCTTTGTGTTCATCGAATCCACCGCCGAGGGTCAGGCAGGCGTGTTTTACGAAATGGCACGCAGATCAGAGGCAAAGCACCTTCAAGGGAAGATTCTCACGACCGCAGACTACAAATTCAGCTTCTTTGCGTGGTGGATGGACCCGACATACCGCATGGACCCCGCAAACGTCCGGATGTCGCCCAAGGATCACGAATATTTTGACACGGTTGAAGGCATCATGGATGTCGCGATCGATCTGGATCAACGCGCGTTCTACGTCAACAAGCGTGACGAGGAATTTGCAGCCGAGCCGGACCTCATGTGGCGCGAGTATCCGTCAACGCCCGACGAATGCTGGCAGTCGAGCACCGATGGCAAATACATGGTCAAAGTCATGGCCAAGACCCGCAAGGAAGGCCGCATCGGGATGTTCCCGCACCGCCCCATGCTGCCGGTAAATGGATTTTGGGACATCGGTGCGAGTGATGACACCGTCGTCTGGCTGCACCAGTCCGTTAACTCAATGGATCACTGGATCAACTACCGCGAGGGATCAGGCGAGGGCTTCATTGCCTTCACCAATTGGATTGAAAGCCTCAACGTCTCATTAGGTACGATGTTTCTGCCCCATGACGCCGCCTCAAAGATTCTGAAATTTGAGGACACTCGTTCTTTGTTGTCGCAGCTCAGAGAAGCCAAGCCTTCATGGGATTGGAAGATTGTCCCGCGTGTTTCCACTATCCAGCACGGCATTGATCTGATGCGCAATGACTGGGCCACATACTGTTTCCACGAAGAGACGACGAAAGAAGGACTGTCTCACGTCGATAACTACACGCGCGAGTGGAACACCCGATTGCAAACGTGGACCAACGTACCCCGCCACGACGACCACTGCCACGCAGTCGATGCGATCCGACAAAAGGCGCAAGGCTACCAACCCGCCACAAAACCACTGTCACCCCGCAACAGGATTGCAAGATCAGGACTCCTAGCATGACCAATGGCCTCGTTATCAAAGATCGCCCTATTCTCGACCTCAATTTCATGCACTTCGATCACCGGATCAAAGACATCCGCGTCATTGGGTCATGGGTATTGGACGGCAGCCGCGACCCGTGCCTTGTCTTGGTCTCTATCCGCGCACCGCTTGCTGAATGTGTGCCGTGCGTCGTGCCACTAGCGTCAGCGTGGAAGTGGGCAGAGGAAACCTGTGACCACGTCGAATGTGCAGGCATGGCAATTGATTTTTGCCCGCACCTCGGAAAAAACATGAATGACAACAGCGACGTTATCCAAATTATATGGACCGTCCGTGAGCGATTGCATGATCTGATCATGATGCCGCCCGCACCCGCCCGCCCTCTGGATTTAGCAGGACACGCCACGATCACCCATCACGGGGAAATCGTGGCCCAGAAGGAAGTATGGGACGATGTTTAACCAAGAAGATGACGACATGAACGCATCTAGCGATGTTTTTCGGATCAATCAGCACAATGTCCCGGGCGATAACTACAGCTGGGAAGGCGAGGAGGTTGAGGAGGACGTAGAGCCTAACGAATACGACAGTCAGCAGCATAGATACCAACACAATCAGCTTATGGGTCACTACCGCCGTGAATTGGACGTCCAGTATTCCATGCGAATGGAGATGGCGACTGACGAGGCGATCTATGACCATGACCAATGGCCTGATGCTCTAAAAGAGGAACTTGAGTTGCGCGGACAAGTGCCGCTTGTCTACAACGTCGTATTCACGTCCGTTAACTGGATACTGGGCTCACAGCGTCAAAAGCCTATGGACCATTCTATCCTGCCACGCCGCAAGGAGGGATTGAAGCACGCCGAGCGCAAGACCGAATTGCTCAAATACCTGTCCGATATGAACCATAAGCCAATGCACGAAAGCCGCGCGTTTGGTGAAGTCGTCAAGGCTGGCCTATCGTGGATGGAAACAGGCGTTCAAGACCCTGACGCCGCCAAGGAAGCTATCTACGAGCGTTATGAGAGCTGGCGCAATATCATCTATGACACTGCCGCAACAGAAGTCGACCTGTCTGATGGCCGCTATATGTTCCGCACCAAATGGGTAGACCTTGACCGCGCTATTGCGATGTTCCCCAAACGCGCCGAAGAACTGCGCCGATCAGTCGAAACCGTGTACGAAAGCCAATCCGGATCCTCTATCAGTGGCGACGCCGCGATGGATTCCAAAGAGGAAGCCCAATTCCAGTATGGCGGGCAGCACGGCAACGGCAACACCCGCGCCCGCAAGCGTCTACGTCTCATTGAGGCATGGTATCAAATCCCCGAACAAACCGAGTTTATGAAGGGTGGAGACTTCCAAGGCGAAATATTTGACCCATGGTCCAAGGGTCACGTTGCAGACGTCAATGAGGGCCGCGCAGAGATTGCCACAAAGGTCAAAGAGCGTATCCGCGTCGCAATTATGTGTGACGCCTGCATGCTGGTTGATCAACCAAGCCCGTACCGTCACAACCGATTCCCGTTCACGCCTATATGGGGATACCGCAAGTCGTCCAATGGCTTCCCATACGGTATGATCCGAGGAGTGCGCGACATTCAGATCGATGTGAACAAGCGCGCGTCCAAGTCACTCTGGCACCTGTCTGCACAGCGCACCTACGTGGAGTCGGGTTCGGTCCCTGATATGGATCAAGCCCGTGAAGAATCCACCCGTCCTGACGCCTTCTTTGTTTACAATAAGGGCCATCAACCGCCACGGGTCGAGACAGACCTCAACATGGCGGCCGCACACGGCGAGGCGATGTCGCGCGGTATATCCATGATCCAGCAAACGTCTGGCGTCACTGACGAGAACATGGGCAACACTACCAACGCCACGTCTGGCCGCGCTATCTTGGCCCGTCAGGATCAGGGCCAGCTTACGACCAATATCTTCTTTGAAAACCTGCGCTTTGCAAGGCGATTGCACGGCGAAAAGCTGTTGTCCAACGTCGAACAGTTTATGACCGAGGACAAAGGGTTTCGTATCACCAACAAGCGTGGCAATCCCGAATATGTCCGCATTAATGACGACAACGAAGATGATGATAACTGGATTGGCAACACCAAGGCCGACTTTGTTGTGAGCGAGGAAGACTACCGCGCGACACACCGTCAAGCCAACATGGAAAAGCTGGTCGACCTCATTGGTATCATTGGACAGGCTAACCCGATGTTCGCCATGCAGATCGCAGACCTTGTCATCGAAGCCATGGACGTCCCCAAGCAAGACGAGATCGTAAAACGTATCCGCCAGATTACCGGCGTGACCGATCCCGACGCCGATCCGAACAACCCGGACGAAGAAACACAGCAGCTTCAAGCGCAAAAGGAAGCGCAGTCGCAAATGCAGTCCCAAATGACCCAGCTTGAAATGGCCGAGAAGCAGGGCAAGGTAGACGAAGCCCAAGGCCGCGCCATGAAAGCGATGTCCGAAGCCAAGATGAACGAGGCCAAGATGTCAGGTGTTGCAGTCGATCAAATGCGCGCAGCCGTTGAGACCGCAATTTCACTTGTTGGCGTGCCCAATGCTGCATCCGTCGCGGATCGCATCATGGCAACCGCACTCCAAGCCACTGCACCACCTGCACCACCTGCACCACCTCAAGATGGCGATGTGATGCAACCCATGCAGCAAGATGCCGGACCAGAACAGACAATGCTACCGGATCAGGCAATGCCGCCTGTCCCAATGCAATAACGCCCACCATCTGAAAAGGATTGACCGATGGACCCCAACGCACAAACAGACGAGCCTATTACCCGCGCCGATGTAGAGGCAGCAACGATTGCCGCTATTGCAGCACATGAAGCCGCAAAGGACACCACCAACGCCGCAGAGCCGGAACCACGCGCTCTTGGCGATGACGGACTCCCCGACGAATTTACCGTTGACGACCTCGAAGGTCTATCTAAGGGCGAGATTGCGGCAATCACGGCAGAACAAAACGAGGGAATTGCCAATGATGAAGCCACAGCGATTGCCACCGCCGAGGCAGAAGCCGCAGCCGCAGCCGAAACAGCAGCACAGGCCGAGGCCGACAAAGCTACAACTAATGATCCGGTTCAAAACACGATAATTGCAGCCGATACCAAGGCCGCGACCGAAGCACTTACCACAGCAAAGACAGAGTTCGATAAGGCGATGAAGGATTACGACGCTGGCGATCTTGATAGTGACGCGTGGCAAGCCGCAATTAGTGATACTAACCGACGGATCATTGATGCAGAAATCAGTATCAAAGCCGCCCAAGATCAAGCGGACACCACGAACAAATCCATCGAAGATCGCTGGTATGACAGAATTGATGCCTTCCACGTAATTCATCCAGATTTAATTTCTCCAGATCACAAGCAAAGCTGGGACGCAGAACTGCGGGACATTACTTTTAAAAACCCGAGCATGGCCCACGAAAAGGCAATTGATCTGGCCTATCGTCGTTATTCTGTAACGGCAGAAGCAAACGGAAAGCCGCTCACTGCCACCGTCGCAGCTGAAACGCCCCCAGACCCGACCAAGCTCGTTGTTCGCACGGACCAACGCCCCAATGCGCCGCAAACGCTGGCCCGCGTGCCCAAGTCAGACCTGACACGTCCCAATGACAGCCGATTTGCGCACGTCGATGATACACTAAGCTCCGTCGATAATGCCAATGACGTCTATTCAGCCGAACGCGCGGCAGGATCGATGTCAGACGCCGACATGGACGCTTGGTTGCAGGAAGGATAAGGGCAGCCGCCATGTTCGTACATACGTGTTCAATTTCAAACATGGCGGCGTCTGGCCTTCTCATTCAAATCGGGGAGACCCGACTGGCGTTTAGCTTGCGTGGATATTCGCTCAAGGTTGAGCATGGCGACCAGTTGAGCAAATACAACATGCCCCTGCCGTCCAACGAACGACAAAGCATCACACTGCCCGAGGGTGATATTCACTTCGTACAAAAGGTGAACAGCAAGAAGATTACCATTCTGGTTAATGTGCCCCGTGACATCCCAGTATCAGTCCAAAAACCGGTGATCACCGCAGAGATACCGCATAGGCTTGCAAAATAACCGCATGATGTGTTAATCCTACCGTATACGAAGCGCAGGATGTGCATTTGAACCTGATTTTATGCACAGGAGCGCATCATGCAGACCACAATCACGGGCAATTCCCCCCAGTCAAATAAAAAGTGGGCGACGGCACTTGCTGTTGATACCGCACGCAAACTCTACTGGAAGAAATTTCAGTCTACGAGCGACAATGCCATCGTTCAGGAAAAGGTCGACCTGACCCAAGACGCCGGTGACACCATCGCGTTCGACCTGAACATGCGATTCCGCGAAAAACCTGTTTACGGCGACGCAACCGCAAAGGGCAAAGAAGAAGCCCTGACCTTCCTGCAAGACGAAGTCAAAATTGACCAAGTCCGAAAGCCTGGTTCCGGTGGTGGCCGTATGTCGCGTCAACGTACCATCCACGATCTGCGCAAGCTGATGAAGGATCGCACGTCCGACTATATGGCCGAGTGGGAAGATGAGTGTACCTTTGCGTATCTGTCCGGCGATTTGGGCAATAATGCCATGAACGAAGACAAATTGTTCACCGAGACAAACTTTCCGGGCAACCCTATCGAAGCGCCTGACGCTGCACACCTGATGTATGGCGGCGACGCAACCGCAAAGAACGACCTCGCCGCTGCCGATAAGATGAGCGTGAGCTTGATCGAACGGGCCTCTGCCAAAGTCACCATGCTGAACGCAACCAACCCTGACGTTGTGAACATGCAGCCGATCAAAGACGGGGCTAAAACCCACTTTGTTTTGCTGATGTCCGAATGGCAGAAATACGATCTGCGCACAGGCACGGCTTCAAACGACTGGCTTGAAGTCACCAAAGCCGCAGGCGTTCGCGGTTCTGGCAACCCAATCTTCAACGGTCAAATGGGCATGCTTGGCGACGTCTCGCTTCACTCCCACAACGGCATCCGTCGCTTCTCTGACTATGGCTCTGGTTCCAACGTTCACGCATCCCGTGCATTGTTCCTTGGCCGTCAGGCTGGCGTTAAAGCGTTTGGTCGCGGCACGTCGTCCCGTATGTCTTGGGTTGAGGAAATGACCGACTACGAGAACCAAGTCGGTATCGCTTCTGGCATGATCTGCGGCGTGAAGAAGACACGCTTCAAGAATGCTGCCGGTAACGGCTCTGACTTTGGCGTCATGGCGATTGACACCGCCGCAGCTCCGGTAACGTAAAGCAATTCGGCGGGGCTGATTAGGCCCCGTCAACCTCCCTGAAAATCCAAACGAGGACGTCATCATGGCCACTCACCGATCCAAAATGGTACTTTTAGG